CAGGCCGGGTTCTAGTTCCTTCGCTAATTGAGCGCGAGAAATAGTCATAATCAGCCTCCTTAGTTAAGTCCGGTAGAATCCGCAGTAGTTTGAGAATCAAAACTACGGGTTCCAGCGTTAAAGTGAGCATTTAACCGCACCACAAACGGGATACCCGCTACGGTGTAGTCGCTATTTGCAACATCGTCTACCAACCCAACAATACGAAGTGGAAGCGTTGCAGTTACTGCTGCATTAGCCACACTCATTTGAGAAGTAGATGACCCTGTGTCTGTTGACCCAGTACGAGCCGACGTTCCCAGGTCCGTGTTAGCGAAAACAAGACCTTGAGCAGTTGCTCGGTCTGTTGTGCTTGCATCGGAAGCTATTTGGAACAACTGGTTTGGGTTATCAGCAACATAAGCACGGACAGGATGGTTTGTGTCCACACTTACACCGCCCGAACCGGGCCAGTAATTAAGCCACACAGGCTTCTTTTGAGTTGCATCATGGTACATAACTCCAGTAAGCACGCCTAATGCTTGAGTTGTACCGCCGTTTGTAGCACCGGCTTGACCTATAAATCCTGTAGCAAGTGGAACAACAATTTCACCATTAAAAATGACGTTAGTGTCGTTATTGGCTAATTCATATTCTGTAATACCAGTTGAATTTGCGCCGCTTCCCACCATACCAATAGGACGTAGGCCATAGGCTGTTTCTTGATTTGCCATAAGACTAATCTCCTAAAAGGTTAGGGTCACTCTTTAAGAGGACCACCAAATTTTACACGCGTTTGCCGGTCAGGTTTGCTGATCGACATTGAATTATGAGCGTTTTCTCGCATAAGATCCTGATCAACTGCGTCTTGCAAGTCCGTTGCACGGCCTTGATAATAAGCATTTCGCTCTTCCACAGTTTCTACGGGTATCCTAGCTAACAACAACCCACCTACCCCTATTACACCTTCATATTTACCTGAATCTACTACAGGAGCCTCGAAATCCGGGTATTGTTCGGCTCTTACAAGCTCGTACCCTTCCCTCAATCTTGCTGACACGTTTTTGGTGTCAGAAAATCCGCGTGCTTCTGATCGTATCCAACGGTGTTTATAACCGTTAGGTGCAGGTGGTGCGTCTAAACTAGAGGAAGGAGCCCAAGGCTTCCGCTTGGCTGTTTTTTCTCTAGTAAGTTCTGCGCGAGGAGTCTTAGTGCCCTCAAAACCTTTCTTAGTTGATGACATCTCGTTCTCCTATTATTTGACGTATTTCGCGTATTCTTCTACGGGCACATTCAATCTTTTGGCTATCGCTACTTGGCTTGATGTGAGGCGAACCTTCTTACTCTTACCGCGTCCAGTGCTTGTACTGCGGGAACCACTAGCAACAGTCTGGACGGGTTTTCTGTTGCTTCCGGAATTTGTTGTCCCTGCTTTCCCAGGAAAAGTCTGAGCAAGCCGGTTATCTATTTCATCATAGTATTCATCGCTTTGTGGGTCAAACCCTTCTTCTTCCACCATTTTCTTGTGAATGCCGAAAGTAGCAAAGGTCATAGCCTCATCTTTCCCAAACCAATCGTTCTTAGAAGCCCACTCTTCTGCTTTAGGGTCAGCCTGTGGTTGAGGAGGGGCGACTTGTCTTTGAGGCGGAGGAGCTTGTTGAGTGGCTTGTTGCGCTACCCGTTGAGCCTGTTGAGTGCGTAACTCTTGCTGTTGAGAAGCTTTAGCATACTCGTTGGCAGAGACAGCTAATTGAGCAATTTTAGTTTGCGCTTGAACTACCCCGTCAGGGTTATTGTCCAGCATTGCTTTTTTGAGGTCTTCTTGCGCTTGCGTCTGCTCGGCTTTAATACGACCACCGTATTCGTTTAAATACCCATGATCTAAAGTGCTAACGCGGCTTTTAAGCTTATCTGCTTCCGCTTTTTGAGCTTGGGCATAGCTAATTGCTTCTTCCCGTTGACGCTCTGCTTCACGCATTTTACGCGTTAACTGATTAATCCGCTTTTGAGAATTGCTAACTTCCTTCGCATGTTCGTCCTCAACAGACAAAACTTCTTCTTTAGGGCTTTCTGGTATTTCTTCCACCGTAATCGCGGATTCGGGAGAAGATTCTTCTTTAGTGTCTTTTAGCTCAATTTCGGTTTCTTCGTAATTATCAAAATCTAATTCAACATTACCGTCATCTGCTTTATGTTCATTTTTAGCCATCAGGGCCTCCTACAAGCTTAGAATATCGTCGGGGTCTGCAATCGTAGCGATAATCTCATCATCATTGATAATGCGAACTTCGCCGCCTTCGATCTTAAACCGCGTGCCACCGTACCGAGGGAAAATCACCCAATCCTTTTCCTTACACCACGGCCCTGATGGAAACTTGTCCGTATCTGCATAGGCTAATGGACCCTGCGCTACGACATAACCCACTACAGTCTGTAGTTGATCCTCTACAAGCGTTTGATCTGTTAACAGAATACCGCCGTCTGTTTGCCCTTTACCTCGATAAGGAAGGACCAAAAGCCTCCATCCTGCGGGTTGTGGCATCCTTTCGATAACAGACAACTCTAATTTGCTGGGGTCTAACACGCGGTCTTCCGCCGAAATATACGAACTTTCGACTGGGTTTTTAGCGGAATTAGACTTTTTGGACGAAACGTCCGGTGATGACTTCATACTATTTGCTCCTGTTTTTCTAGCAGGTTTGAGATTTCCTGGTTTATGTAGCTCAAGGCGTTCAATTCACCCATGCAGTGCTGATACTGCTCCATATTTTTAATTCCATTCCCTTCAAGGCAAGACATCACTCCTTCTTGCCTATCTTTGATTGTGCTTTGAACGAATTGCACAAGTCTTATCGCGTCAATGTCCACAACTATACCTCATAAGTCCGATATTGTTGCGTATGATAGTATATCTACGAGCGTTTGCGAGTCTTTTTTTTGCTTTTACCCGCTGTGCTCAGAGCTATCGCTACCGCTTGACGTTGGGGATACCCTTCCCCGCGCAATTTTTTAACATTGCTACTTACTGCTTTCTTGCTTTTGCCTTTTTTAAGGGGCATAGATCACCTAATTGATGGTAAATTTTCCACCGCGAAGCATTGCACCCATACCACGGCAAGTTCCAGTAGTTACTGTACCTTTTGCAGTGTTAGGGGTAGGCACTTCTTTGTAATCTCCAAAGGGAACACTGCCTTGGCTCTTAATTACTTCCCTTTTGCTGGCTTTTGGTGGGTTTGGTGGCTTTGCTCCACCCGTTCTTACTGTTCTACTCATGGTGTTTCTCCTTGTTTTTCACGTAAACGCATATTTTCGCGCATATTCGACGCATTTATACGTTGCTTGGTCTGCATCTCTTGGGAGTCTAACCTATCGTCAAACTGACGGCTTCTTTCTGCTAATTTAGCCTCTTCTAAGCCTAACTTAGCTTGATCGTTGCCAATATCAGCCATGGTCTTCTGTTCTTTGATGCCTAACTCCTGTTCTTTAAGGGCAACTAACGGATCAGGGCCTTCTCCCTGCCCTTGTCCCATAATGCTCTGGCTCTGCATACGGACTTCGGCAATCTTTTCTGCAATAAACATCGCTATATCGCCTTCAATTTGAATAATCTGCTCTTCATTGGGCTCTTGCCCTTGGCTTTGCTGCATAAACGCGGTCATTATTGTCTCTTGACCCAATAATTTTATGTGCTCCATGATGTGCTTCTGCAAAGCTATCGCAGCGGCAGGAGAAGCTTGCACCACTCCAGAAGCCATAAACACTAAATGCGCTTGGATATGCGCTTCATGGTTCTGCCCTTCAAAAGCTTTAAGATCAATATTGTCCAAAGCGTCTACATTCTCCTGTGCTGGATCTTTAGGCTGGGGTGCAGCTAACTCCGGCGCATTTAAAATGCTGTCTATATCACGGACACCCAAGGCTTCGTACATCCGGCGATACGCTTCAGGCAAGTTATGCAAATCAGGCGCTTGCATAGCAAGCTCTAACTGGCTTTGCGCTAATGCAATACGCTGCGCCTGTGAAAAAATGTTGGGGTTAGACACTGGAACCACGTCTATGCGGTCATCAAAGTCCTGTGCCATAACCTCTGGAGTAGCACCCGCCACTTCGTAAGGATATTCTTGGGGTAAAAATTCGTGCATCACCCTAGCCAGAATCTTAAATTCTTTTCGCATGGCATAATGCAAACGCTTGTGGATGGCGCTCATCACCCGAGCACCTTGCTCAAGCATAGCTACCGTAGTACCTACCGCTGCTTGCTGATTACCATCACCTACCTTCATGTCAGTAATCGTGGCAAACCGTTGTGCGGCATCAACCACAAACCCCAGTAACTGGAACAACGTCGTATCAGGACCTTTGAACGGCAACGGCATCAAGCTATCCCGAATCGCACCGCCCGGAGCATCCACGTCTCTAAACTCACCCGGTTGCAAAGGATCGGCATCGTCCCTGACCCGTAGGCCACGGGCCTTGAACCCTGCTGGCAAGTTAGACAACGTACCCGCGTCTATCAGTTGACGCAACGACGCTGTAGCCGTGGTAGCCAAACCACCAATCGTGTCTATTAGACCAAGGCCATAAAAACCAAATCCCGGTAAAAACTTGTAATGAATAAAGTATTCAATCTTTTCAAAATTCTCTGAGTCTTCCAGGTAATTACGACGTATGGACAAAATCGTATTCATGTCTTCGCAAATGGTCACAATGTACGGAAGCTTGATACCCGTCTCTTCGGCGTCCTCATCTCTGTGCTCAAAGCCATCGAGGTCTAGTTCCACGTGAAACTCTAGCAAAGTGGTGTCGTAATCGCCTTGTGAAGGGCTCACCCCAGAAATCTTGTTCATTTCCGCTCGAACTTCGCTCGGCGTACTTTGGCTAGGCAGAATATCTACGTCTCGGTAAAAGCCAGCAATCTGCTGTTTACGCAGATCGTTGACGTTCATGTCAATCCTGTGCGTAATAATCGGACACGTCTCTAGGTTCGACGTCTCATAAGGCACAACCAAATCAGTAGCTTGAACAAACGTAGAAACGGGCCTGTCCAAACCTGCATCGTAGTACACCTTTTTGAAGGCGGACCCTGCTAGGGGTAAGTAATACAGCATTTGATCAAACTCAGGGGTGTACTCCTGCATCACGTTCATCAAATAATAATTCATAAATTCTTTAACGCGATGGGCTTGTTGTTCTTTTTCTTTGTCCACCGCCCCCATTACTACCGTGCGCACTGGGCCATTAGGGGGTAAAAGCTCATTGAATGCTTGCGCTTGAAACTGGGTGGCCGCTTCCGCAAGCAAAGGGTGGGTTACCCCGCTTGCGCCTTTAAACGGCATGGTACGGTCTTCGTACTTGTAACCTAAAAGTTCTAAACCTTTTTCATAGTTATCGCGCCAATCTTTGCGCGTCTCATTGTTGTTTTCGTACTGCGCTAAAAGATCGCTCGATAAAGTCCCTAGCGCCGTATCGTCTAGCTCTTCGGCTAAGTTACGATAAAAATCGCCTTCGTCTATAGCTATCTCCGGCTGCGGATCAAAGTCTACTACAGCACTACCGTCGTCCTCAGTAATGATTTCGATGACCGACCCATCTATTTCTTTGGGACGCAAAGAACCCGGAATAGCGACTTCGACCTGCTCTTCGATGGTTAATTCAGGCGTCATCATCGTCTCATCGAGACGCTCAACCATCGTGGTTATAGGATCATTTTCTTCAGCCATTATTTCTTCCCATTATGCGATCTAAAGCCGATAACATTTTTTCGTTAGGCTGAATCCCAGACTTGGAATTCATTAAGTTTTGTACGCCCTGTTGCCGTTTTTCCAAAGCAATATCATTGGGGCCTTTGCGAACAGACAGGGTAAATTCTTCATAGGCATCAGCCGGTTCGGTTACCCCGCCGCCTTGGTTAAACACAGACACAGATTCTTCTTCCATATAAGGGCCTTGGCTTAATTGATTGCCAGCAGCCAACTGCCCCTCACTTATACCTCCGGGCGTGGCTAAACCTAAAGCAATAAATTGCGATCTTGCTTGATTTAAAGCGCCGCTTTTATCCGCTCCAGTAGAACCACTTTGCAAAGAGTTCTGTACGCCCTTCATAATCTGCCCGATTTGTTCGACTACGTTTTGCTGTGGACTATCAACCTCGCCTCCATCGGCAAAGCCAAATTGAGTAAGGTCAACGTCTAACTCGCCAGCCCTTGTTCTAGCATCCGCTTCGGTTAGGCCAAAAGACTGCGCTGCTTGATCTAAACTCATATTGTTGCGCTGGGCAAAATCCAACATGCGGTAGGCCGCTTCTTGAGGCGTGTAATCCGCATCCCCTACCCGCTGATCATCACCAAAACCGCTGCGTAATTGTTGCTGTTGTTGCGCTAAAGTATTGTACGTCTGCTGCGGCACAGATATTTGATCCGCTGTTTCAGTAATAAAACCACCGCCATAACCACCGTCTGCTACCGCTTGCAATACTTCGGAGCCACCTGTTCCGGCATCAAAAGGATCAATACCAAAGTCCGGCCTACCGCCCACAATCGGCTGTACCGCGTCTGCAATCTGTTGCGCCGTAATCCCGCCGACAGACCTAGCGTAATCGCCAATGCGTATTGCGGCCACATCTTTGGTAGGGGAACTGTTAAACAAGTCTTGAATAATCTGTGCTTGAGTCTTGGCGGGTGTAGGTGTAGGTGTAGGTGGTGTTACCGGTTGAGGCATCGTCGGTTGAGCAGGAGCAGTGCTTGGAGTTAAACCCATCGTCGGTTGGTTAACCGCCACATTGCCGCCAGTTACCGCATTGGGGTCCAAGGTGCTAGTGTCCCCTGCCGAAGATTGCAATAAATTAAGCCCGGTCACATCCGGATCAAGTTTGACGATGTTGCCCGTGGTGTCCATTGTGCCGGTGGTCGTGGTCCCTGTGCCGTCAGCGTTGATCCCCATGCCCGTGCTCGGGAACGTAAGATCCGTGGTCAATTGACCAATGTTAGGGCCTGTACCCGTCGCCGTCGTATCCCCCATGGTAATCGCCGTTGTCGGATTGCCCTGCGCATCCAGACCCCGAGTCACAGCGGGGGTCCCACGGGTTATGTCCCGCGTGTTAAACGTCTGAGGATCAAACAAACCTTTTGCAATTTTGCCCTGCGTTATCAAATCGCCCACAGTGTCGTATTTAGTAACGTCCAGGTTGCGGAAGTCTTGCGCTGCGCTAGGAGCCACATAGTCGTATTTTCCGCCTCGGGCGTAATCGGCGGCGTTAAAGCTAGACGGGCGCATAATGCCTTCTACAATATTCCCGTCCTCATCGACCGTATCCTCAAGATTGCCAACTTGAGCGTACCTATCCAGCATATTGTCAAAAGCATCGTCAATGTTTGCAAACGTGCCAGTATTGGTAATGACAGGAGGCCGACCGCCTTCGCCCGTAAAATCTAACTCGCCAAAATCGGCTGCTTCCTGGTATTGATAACCTCTGCCACCCGGACCATCGATATAGTCCCGTGTAACCTCATCTACCCCGTAACCAGGATTGTTAAAAAAAGCCGCCACATCGACCAATTTTATCTGGTCCCGATTTGTCTCTATCCATTTGGCATAGGCATCTTCTTTAGCCTGAGTCTTACTCTTACCCGCTTTAACACCTACGCCATCGGTTATCTGCGTATTCAAAAAATTTAACTGCTTCAGCACTTCATCGCGGCTTAACATACCGGGGGATGAAATAGCTGATTTAACCTTATCCGCCGCCCTGCTAACTTGGCTCCTTCCGCTAGAAGCGCCACCGCTGCTCGTTCCACCGCCGCTGCGAATTGCGTCAGGATCTGATTGATCGAACTCAAAGTTAGTTCTAAGCGCAAAAAACTTGTTAAGTTTCATAGTAGTTAACCGTAATACTGTATCTGTGAAGGTTCCGGAGTGTCCCAATCATCAGAAGGCAACTGTACAAAGTTACCTTGACGATACCGCATCAACGCCTGTGTCGTACTATCCACCAAGTCGTCATACTCCCCATTAGGAAAGGCCGCACACTCTTCAATTAGCTCATGAGCCCACTGCTCATCTGGAGCCCATATCATCCCGCTCTCGAATAACGGAGCAACACTGTGTACCCGCGACAATTTATCATTTCCACGACTAGGGGTAAAGTTAACAACCGGGATTCCCATGTTCCGTAGTTCGTGGGTCAGGGGCATTCCCGTAGCTTTCGCCTCAATAATTACTGTTTCGGGGTCCCAAAACTTATACAAATCAAACGCAACCTGTTTTAACTCCGGAAAATCCCAACGATCTTTCTGCGAATCCAACAATATTAAATTAGGGGTCCCTCCCTCCTCTGGATAGAAAACACCCCACGTCGTTATCGCACTAAAGTCCGCCGTCTCCTTCTTGCTAAACGCCGTATCATAACTCTGTATCACATAAGACAACGGAGGAACCTTATCCTCCTCCCACACGTTCCACCACTCACGCTTCAAAATAGACGTCTCATCGCCCGTGGGATTCTGCTGATACTGCGCATTCCACTTGGAAACCGGAATCGACGCCTTAACCGCCTCCAGATCCACCAAAGGCCAATACTCAGGCCAACACGATGATCCGCTGGGCATGATCGCCGGTAACTCCACAATTTCCCACTGGTCCGCATTTTTATCCCTACCCTGAGAACGTATCAACTGCCCCGTCAAATCCTTCTCAGACCACCGCGTCATGACCAAAACTATCGCTCCGCCCGGTTGCAAACGCTGCCGGGGGCCCCCAGTGTACCAATCCCATGCATCGTCAAACCCGTTATTCGACATCGCCGTCTGCTCAGAGTGCGGGTCATCAATAATAATTAAATCACCACCACGTCCCGCTAGGTTNGANCCNACACCCACGGCGTAGTACATTCCTCCACGGGCCGTGTCCCATCGCCCAGAGGCTTTTGAATCCGCCGACAACTTAGAATCTGAAAAAATTTCCATATAATCATCCCGTTCCAGCAGATTCTTTACTTTACGGCCAAAACCTACCGCAAGCTCCGTGGTGTGCGTGGCTTGGATGATCTTCATATTAGGATTCTTTCCTATCATCCAGGCAGGAAACAGGAAACTAGCAAACTCACTCTTGGTATGACGCGGCGGCATATTGATAATCAGGCGTTTTAGCTCGCCCTTCGCCACCCGCTCAAGCTTCTCGGCAATAATTTTATGGTGTTTACCCGTAATGAACTCGGGCCACATCGCACGGACAAAGTTTAAGAAACTACCGCTACAGGCGTCTATACGATCCAACTGCGCTAACCGCAACTGGAGCCTCAAGGCTTTATCGGAAACTTCATCAACTGGCTTGTTATATGACATTTGAGTGTATGATAACATTTTTTTACTATAATGTTAGTGAGAAACATACACTTTAGCCCTGTCTGAGGGAAATCCCCTACTACAAACGCACAAAGCTTCCCTTACTTCTCTAACCTTCTGTCTAGCCTCTATTCTGGGACTCTTACCTACTTTGCCCCCTCCCCCCCGTGAAGCACGGGTCGTTTTACTGGGAGGGGGCACACAAGCCCCATACGGCTTGTGGGACACGCGACCCCTACGGCGGCCAAAGGTGCCATGTGTACTCAGCCCATCGAGCGGCGGCATTTTCTCGGGGCATAAAAAAACCCGCCATCGAGGCGGGTTTGGTCACTCATGTGTCCCGGTCACTGGCTGAAGATCCAGACCACAAACACATATGCGGCAATCGCTCCGCCGATTGCCAGTGCTACAAATTTCACTGGCGACGGGGCCTTGTCTTCATCCGCCCAAACGTGTTGATTGTGCGGATCGTGAATATTTAAATGCTCTTTATCCATTAGTAATCCCTCCGAAACCTTGGCATTTCGCTATAATAATCCCAGATTCCCATCCCGTCCTCAATGAGGGCATTTTGTCTTACGTGGTCACCACCCCAATACCCGTGAACCTCGACAGAGTTGGCCGAACAATGAACCCAGATAGTGGGCCCACCACCCGCCACCATCATCTGCACTTCGATTAATTCGCCATCGCTGTCAATCAAATACCGCTCAGAATAGACGTTTCGAGATATCCACTCGTGACAGGGCAAATACTCGCCCACCACCACCATATCGGGAATATCATGCACTGCCCATTCTTCTATATTCTCTTCCGTGAGCAAAATCCCGTCGCAAACTTCGTCGAGCATTGACTTGCACATTCTACGAAGATCGTCTTTCGTCGTGTCCTTTACTAATTCCATCGGTCGCGCTCCTATCAGTTAAGTTGAACCCTAATTATACACATATCAAGCACATATACCAATATCGCACGCCCCCATCCCTAGCGGGATCATTGCATTTGGGGGCGTGCGGCGGCCCAAAAAAAACCCGCCGAGTGGCGGGTTTGGTGTCACTCTGCCAGATGGGGCAAAGCTAACAATTGGGAGCGGCGCTCTAGCAATCGCTCTCGATGTTCCTGCGACCGCTCATCATGGCGGGTAATTTCAAGCTCTAATGCTGCAAGCTCAGTTTGGTGTCGCTGTTCTTGGGTGGGTATCTTGACCTTGATTTTCCCGACCGGAATATACGTGTAATGTTCTGAGTAATCTTCCGGCAATCCGCCGGAATACAAACTGATATCCGAGTCGTTCATTTCACGACCTTCTTCAATATATCGATTCAATGATGAAGTCCAGACCTGCGCGTATGCTTGGGTTTCAAAAGTGTCTAACATGGTAAATCTCCTATCAGTTAAGTTGAGATTCCATTATACACTCATTTATCGTATACACAAACCCCGCCAAATAGCGGGGTTTCATAAAAAACGGAGGAGNGACCATGGNCCATGGTGCANACTGATAGGATTATGACCCNNGACCCAGTGACCACCCCCCGTTTATTTAACTCTGCAAATTTGACGATATACGATAAATCGGGTATCCAATGATTAGTGCAGAAAATCCACATATTCGCTCAGAGGATTATTCGATTCGGGCGTATAATCACGGCGTGCAGCAAAAATAGATACTTCCATTTCCTTACAATAATGCACCCGATCAGCAATAGAACATTCTTGCCAGAATGTTTCGGTAGCTTCCCATTGCATTTCTGAATAATGCGATTCGTCAAAAATACAATAGTCTTCAATTCCATCGATTACTTCGACGGCGGCATCGATAACCGACTGCGGTGCATCTTTACGAACCAAGATATATTCAACCCATCCACACGCCCAATGGCCAGCGCGAAAATCGTATACCCAATCGAATTCACTTCTCTCATCATCTTCGATATAAATAGGGCTATCCAAATTTTTAATCGTCTCTTTTAGATGTTTAAAAATCTGCTCGTAATTACTTTCCTCTAAAATCGAGCTATCCCGATTTCGAGAATAAACGACAATATCGCCTACCGGATTAAATCCTCCGTATGAGTCTGGTGTCTCCCATCTGTATTTATCAATATCCATAATTAGCTCCTGTTAAGAAACACCAGTATAACCCATATTTATCCGATACACCTAATCACGTTCTGCATTAACTTATAGGGTTGCAGATAATCAACCGACTGTCCCAAAATTTGATGCGCGAGTGTAATACCTCCATCCGGCACTAATCGAGTCGGAATTGATTTAACAATCGCGTGCTCAACCGGTGTTAACAATCGTTCTTTACCATCGGCCCGAACTATGAAAGGTTCGGTTGATCTGCGCTTCGCATAATGACGACCAATTGTCCCAACATTGGTTTCGTCGCCAGATAAAAGCTGACGTTTTGCAAACCCTTTACCCGCTGCCGCGTCTCTAATAGATTTGTCTTTCAAGTATTGGTTTTCACCCCAGACCGATTCTTCAACCTCTTGTAAAAAGGAATTAAGCGGATTTTGATTTTGCTCGACTAATGGAAGCTCGATGCATTCCGGTGCTAGGTTTTCACTAATAGCCACCATCCAATAACGACGGCGCTTTTCTATACTGCCGGTATGCTCATTCGACAATTCAAGCTCGAATATTTTATAACCGAGTCGATTCAATTCACTTGTTAACAGCGCATAAATACTGCTCCGTTTAGCCTCCAACACATTCTCGGAAATAACAATGGCGGGATTTGCATTTCGGATTGCATTTACGACACCAAACAATGCTGTGCCGCTATGCTCTTCGGCGGATTTTTTATGCTTGACCACACCCGCCTTACTAAATCCGGCGCACTCCATCGACAAGCTCAAAATATTTACGCTCGTAAAAAGATTTGGCTCGACCTCTTCGACCAAGCCGTTGATGATTACTGTCTCATCCGTGACAGCCAGACAATGTTGTTTAGCTTCTTCAATATATTTCAAATCTGCTTCGCAAACCCATTTGGCGCCCTCGGCTATCAAGCCGTCTTCATCAAGCGCACAATGAATTGCATCTGTGGAAATGCCGCCACCAGTAAATAAACTGGCGTGCGTTAATTCACCCGTTTTCATATTGTCCTTGAAGGATTCTTCTCTCTTGGATTTATTAAATTCTTCCGGGTGTATTTCAATGATTATCTTATGGCGTAAAAAACTTACTCGAACCCTCTCAGTATTCCCGAATACTTCTTCAATTGTCTTGTCGCATAAATCGATAATTGGGCGGTCGTGACCTTTTCGTTTGCCTTTCGTCACCCGTCTATCACTGGGAAGCGATTCCGATTCCTCAAGACGAAACAAGGTGATAATCCCAGATTCGACATCGTTCACCCGTTTATACGGATCTCCGCAATTAAAACCCGCGACCTCTAAATTAGCTTCCAGAAAGATACGTTTTCGATTCCGATTTGAACCAATCTTGTAGTATGAATATGACATCTTGTTAGCTCCAATTGTCGTTAGTTAAGAAACCCAAGTATACCGCATATTTATCACATACACCTAATTCTTTATAGCTTCCACTATTACGTTGACGCCGGAGTCCGTGCGATAGCATTGCAAACAATCCATGCATTTTCGGCCGGAGCAATTATCTTGGTCTGAAATGGTAGACGTATTATTAAACACTTTGTCGAAGTATTCCGGCGGATGTTCGAGAATGGAATCAACCCGAGGGTTCGAGTAAATCAAAATGAGATTATCCGGTTTGATGCCATTCGGATTGATGGTATTAAAAGCTCGTTTAATGATATCTAATCGTTTAGTCCACAATGCAAAGCTGCAATTAGGGTTGCGTTTACATATCCGCACAATATTGAAATAGTGAGTAAGATTAATCAGCTCACCATGCCCATTAAAACGGAATGAATGCGAATTGATAACTGGCAGATCTTCTTCGTCGATAATGGAATGACTTAGTAAATCAGAATTTCCTTGCCAGGACTCAGCACAATTAGCTCGATACGTTTTGAGCATACGCTGCGAGTAGCACACACCACAAATATTCTTAGGATGTTTTTTTGCGTGCATTTTGGTGCAGAATGAATTGGTTAGCGTGTTGGTATTGATGGCGGGAATATCTGTTAGTTTACCCGTCATTTCACTGATTTTAATCATTGGAATAACTCTCATAGCTTCTTACCTCAGATTCATTATCAGTATGTATTTCAGGAAGGGCTAAACTGTTAACAGTAAATCCGGCAGAGTCTGCTGCCTTAAAAAAAAGAGGCGCGTCGCAATCCTCTTCTAAATAAATGCGGTCACCGAATTGATAACTATACTTAGAAACTTTGTTGTGAATTCCTAAAACTTTTAAGTGTTTTCGAGTTACTTCTAACCAAGCGTGGCTTGGATCTGTATGCCATATAAAATTAGCCATTGTTAGCTCCTATCGATTAAGTCTTGTGAGTATAGGGCTTTTATGTGTATACTGTCAACTCTTAACAAAAGGAGCAAAAAATGAGGAGCCAATACATAGTAAAAAAACCCGCGTGTTCTGGGGATAAAGTCGAGTTTGTTTTAATTCGGCAGGGCGAGACGGGCTACAACTCGCTGGATGAAGTTACGCGCCACAACAAGGAATTTGCGGATATGTTCAACCAAGCGCAAGGCCATACTGATGAGGATTTACAGAAAGCTTTGCATAGCTCATTTTCGGGGAATTGGGATGACTAAAGAAATCGCAGATGGGTTTTTTATAGACTTTATGGAGTTTGAAGATCCCATTAATGGGGATACTAACAATGCTTATTTGTCCAAGAAGGTTGGATACAAAATTTATTCAGGAAGTTTAGCTTTTGTGGAAGATTTTGGAGAAATAGTGGATGGAGATGACACCATAAATGTTCCCAGATCTATTCTTAACATGGCCCTCAAATGGGCGCAAAAACAAGGTTACTAACTAAAAAGGAGAACGATGATGGATAATGAAGACTTCTGGAAATGGATGGACACTTGCCCAACTCATAAATGGGAGGTAGTCCAGCACGAAGACGACTACTGTCGAATTATATTTCCACTTGAGGATGAGGAAAAGGGGCGTTAAGCCCCTTTTTTTTCGTTCTCTTTCCTCCGTTTTAACTCCTTTAACTGCTGAACCATTCGCTCCTGCGCACGTTTTTTCTTGTCCTGGTTCATCTTCTTTTCAAAACGGCTCATCAAAAATAGCATCAAGCTACCTCCGTTGTGATGCGCTTTTTCCCATGCCCCTGTCCCCCAAAAGTTATTGGGTTTAACTTCAGCTCCATTTTTCTTAAAACAGACAACTCATTCGACAAGATTTGTGCAGGATAATGGCCCAAACGCAGAGGATCTCCACATTCGTCATATTGATCCAACGCTTCGTTAACATCCGCATAGGCGCTTTTAACCAACCCGACCAAGAGTTTTATTTCAGTTTCATTTAAATCGATTTCCATAATAGCTCCTTTAATTAAGTACACATATAACTCTAGCAAATTAATGTGTAGAGAGCAAGCTAAGAAGTTTATTTAAATCTTGGGTTTTTAACAGAGGGATATGCCGTAGACCTTTTTTGGCTACATCGACGACATCCTTGGCGGGATATAAGTAATATTCTTCGGCCTTCCAGACTAACAGCCAAACACTGGCGTGCGCATGGTTTTGGGCAAAACTAACTTGGTGAGGGCTTAACTTGACGGCATAACCTGTGACTATTTTGAGTTCGATCAGATGGAACAAGCCTTTATCATCACAGACCATGACGTCGGGAACACCGGGCATAGCCCAAGTTTCGATTCGAGTGTGTGTCCAGGTAGGTTTATGCAGAGCAATGGCTTTCTTAATGTGTTGCCAGAGCGTGCTTTCCCGTATCTTTTTCTTCTTTTTCGGGCGTGACGTCGATGACGTTTCCCATGGAAGCTCCAAATTCACTCTTGAGTTCCTCCAGTGCCTTCATAACTTGATCTCTGTCCATTTGATCGATAGAACCGTGGCGTACTTCTGACTTATTAACGTAAATATCACCATGCGCTCGACCTCTAGCGATTTCACACTGCGTAGCTGCAGAATAAGCCCCGTCGTCCAAAGCTTTATCACGAATCACTTTTAAGTCTCGAATGTGTCTTTTGAAATCAATCCCAAACTTTTCGTCCAACTCCATTTGGAATTTGCGAATAGCTTGGCAGACATGGGGATGGGTTTTCGGGTTGGTCAGATCGTAAGCTTTAGTGTGAGCCGACCCTGCGGGATAACCAGCGTTGATTGCCGCTTGTCGTTTAGTTATTTGACCGTCCTTACTCACAAACTCTTTAACAAACAATTCTTGCTTGCGCGTCAAAAGGCGATTGACCCCTATTTTCCCAGAGCCTTTCGGTCTACCCCTCTTTTTCTTTATTTCTGTCATGTTGCGGAAGTTTATGTGCATCCAGCCCAGATGTCAAAAAGTCGTATTCTGTATATAGGGGGAAAAATAAAAAAAAATAAAAAAAACTTTCTACCCCCCTTAACGGAATTTGCGAATTAAGGGCAAGCTATTGACTAGTGTATACCCGTGTAACCTTGCCGTAACCGCTACAAGCCCCATGAGCCGTGGTCCTTAGCCCGATGGTTACACGGTTACGGCAGTTACGCCTATATTTTAAAAAAAAAATAAAATATATTCTCAGAAATGGTTCCTATATAGGGAACTAAGTAACTAGCCCGATAGGTAAAGATCATGGGTAGCTAAATAATCCTTTATCTCGGTTATGCTTTTTTTGCCCAATTCGGGATATTTACTCAGTTCGTACTCGGTCATCTCAATTAATTGTCCAACGGTGCGAATAAAGTCCAAGCTGTGATCTTCTGTCTGATAACATTTATTTCTCAAGGCATTTAAGATTCTCTGGCTGCATCCAAGCTTTTCCAAGGGCCATGCCAAGACATCGTCTTTACACCTAATAGGGTTGCGTAACGCACGGCGCATATCTACAAGAGTTTTTCTTTGTTTGTTTAAAGCAAAACGCGGTGCGCGACCCATGTGCATACCAGAGGTAGTCCAGTTGAGGCCCTCTTGGTGTTGAGGCCCGTCCAAAACCTCGGCAATCTCAACGAGAGCTTCTTCGACATACTCTAAAAGTACCGCAACGGCGTCTTCGTCCAGTTCGTATTTCACACCAACCCCCGGCGTGCCTTTCGCACATACTCGACGAGTTCATCTACCAAATCCTTGGTCGCATGGATGTTTTCTACCAGGATCTTGGAGATGGCCTCTTGGTCATGGGCGATGAGCCGTGATTGTTCGGCGTCGTAGGCGGCATCGGGATCTACTTCGTATTCGCGGATCTCGGGTTTGTCGCGGTCGATTTCTGCTTGGGAGATGGGGCATACCCCGTCGTTTTTACCTATGTACATAGTAGCTCCTTATAAGTTGTTGGAATCAACATGATATCAGAGTTATATGTGTAGAGGAAGGGTAAACAAGTGGCCTGATTGGTGAGCCACGGACAGGCCGGAACCGCTGAGAAGGGGATGACTAAATGCCCTTGCTCGAAAATAAAAAAAGCCCACTGAGAGGGGATAAACCCCAGTGAGCTTCTTTCAACTTAACCCAAGGAGCTAACTTGGATGTTCAGTATAGCGCCGTTCGCCTGGTAGTCAAGGTTGATATCACATTTTTTTCAGGGTAAACTATGTGTATGGTCGCTAAAAAATATTCCCAAGAAGTCGTAGATCACGTTATCCATCTTCGTAACAACGAGGAGCGGTCGGTAGCGTGGATTGCAAAGACCCTCAACATACCTATCGATACGGTGCGGGATTGGTTGTACCGTGGGCGACGAGCCTCAGATCGAAAAGCTAGTAGCGTGAGCGCCTGATTCCACTTCCAGTTTAATCTTTTCCGTTTCCAGCTTTTGCAAATCGTTGTCGGTCAGGTGGTCGTCTTTCCACTGATCGACGATCATGCGTAGCTGTCGTGAGATGGTACGCCCTTCGATCTGGGCGATAAGTTTCATGTCGTGGTAGGTTTCCCGAGGCACAACAACTGACTTCCACTTAGACTGATCCATAAATCCTCCTTTGATGTATGGGATTTTATAGGACTATTTAGCCCAAAACAACCAGTTTTCGGTTAGCCAGATGAGCAGCCCGGATATCGTCTTTGTTTTGCCCGTGATATTCGACAGCGTGGTGATGAGCGATCAACTCTGAGCAGAGCCATTTGTTGCCCACCTTGATGTCGGCCAGCCACCGCCCGTACTTGCCCTTCTCGTAGGTTCTAAGGGTTACCTTTGTGCCTACGGGGGAGAACGCCTGGACAAAAGCTTTCGCTGCAAGTCCATATTTCTTTTCTTCCAAGTCTCTAGTGCGAGATTCCGGAGTGTCAATCGAGTTAAGGCGCAGACAAATGCCCCGACCAGTATCGCCGCAGTGCCAATTGCCAAAACCAAGAGAAATGTCGGTAACATAAAGGGTATCTCCGTCCACGATTTTAGAAACCGTGGCTTTGAAAATGTACGGATTAGACATAGGTATTGGTCTTTATCATGTCGGTCACTTCTAAACTACGACCTTTTACCTGTCGCGCCCACAGGCTATCGAGAAACTCGACGGCGGCTTTGGAATGCTCACCTTTTTCCATATGCCCGATGGCTTTCTTAAACTGGGCGAAGCGCACCCGCCCCAGATTAAAGTGCATATTGATAATGCCATCGCGCCGCGCACCGTCTTCTAACTCAGCGAACCACTTATATTCCCGCGACAGTTCCTTGATGGTGCGCAGGATATCATTGGACAACATATAATCGATCTCGTCCTCGCTTAAACCGAGCCCTCGATGGCTTGCCGCGCCTTCGATGTTTCGCCCACAGCCAATGTGCAATATACCCAGAGAATCTTTATATGCGTGGGATTTTACGCCTTCATGGCGCTTGAGTGTTTCTATTAACTTTTCCATTTTATTTTCTGACACTGCTCTCTCGGCCGTAAAAACTGGATGCGGCGGATGAAACGAGGCCGCCCAAATACCCGATAACCAAATTAGTTGTAGCAGCATCAACATCTGCCCCCATTAAAGTAACGAAGAAGCAGTATACCAAAAAACCAATAAGGGAAATCAAGGCAAAGGCTTTGCTCGTTCGGTCTTTGCTGAAGTGGCGACGGGCGTCTTTGGCGTCCTCTGCCTCAGTTTGGAAAGCTTCCAGGTCGATCTCCATCTCGCGGATCTTGTCCTCGAACTCTCGATCTGCTTCTTTAACGTCGGCTACCCGGTCTGGGTTCTTTTCCAGAAACTTCTCAATCTTAACGGGGTTTTTCTCATCGATGCCTAGCTTGTCAGCCAGTATCTTCACCGCCATGCCAGCCACCGGATTGCTAGAAGCAATCGTCTTGGTGATCGTTGGTGCAAGGGTCTTGAGTAATCCGCTAAGTTTCATAGAACAACAGCCAAAGTTTAATCAAAGCTTCGAGGTTCGTTACGACTTTCCCTCGGTGCTTTCCTCCACAACGGTATCTATAGTATCGCATATATCAGGAACAGACACCCCNGTGGTGACCTCAGTAGCTACCCGNCCNACAGCGCGGATACCCTTGTACACCCCAGAGCAGTATAACTCCTTGTTTTTAATAGCTTCTTCGGACACAGCACACCCCTGAAAGGCGATAATTCCAACCAGGATAAAAAGTCTAAGCATTTTTCTTTCCTCGCTTCTTTTGTTTTTTAGATTTCAAATTAGTTACCGGAGCCCGAGGGGTGAGGTAGGCCGTCAGACGACGTTGATAGCCCTCCATAAAATGATCCGAGAGCGCCTCTTTCTTAGCCGACATGAAATCATCACGTTTAAGCTCCGCAGGAGGATCGACGTGGTCTTTGCCGTCATTAGCAAAATACAGGGTAGTCTGGCTGACGCTTGGGCCGTAACAAAACCGGGGGATACGGGCGACGATGTCGCTACCGGAGACGCAGGACACTTGCCGTATCAGTTCCATGGGCCGTTTAAAACCTTTGAAAAACGTGTTGGGCTTGCCAAATGTGCAAAGGGATAGCCTCGGATGCTTTTTGTGCAGTTTCGCTGCTGAGATTTCGGCCAAAGCCCCGCCCAGACTGTGTCCGCAGATCAACAGAGGGTGGTCCATGCGTATGTGTTTCTTGATTTTACCCCACACTGAAGCATGGGCGGCGGTAAATCCACCGTGACACAGCCGTCCTGCATAAGGTACGGGAACCACCAAGGCGTCCGTTACCCAATCGAGCTTCTGGGATGTGCCTCTGAACGCTAGGATGTCAAAAGACTCGTCCTCGCTCTTTTTAAAGTAAGCGGTAGTCGAGGTAAATTTAGATTCGATCTTGATCGCACCGGGGATAGCTTCTTCATACGCACGAATTGAATATTCACAAGCCTCCTTTAACATATCTTNATTTAATGGCGGCAAATATTTCATAAGGCTCATTCTATCTCCTTTGCTTCTCCCCAGCTTGGCCCGAGTTCGATGTCGCATTTGCTCGGAACGACCAGTTCGATAGCATTAATCATCAGCTCTTCGAGCTTTTTCGCTTCTTCTAGTGTATCCACCGAGAACGCAAGCTCATCGTGTACTTGAAGCATNGGCGTGTACCCTGCTTGATACACCGCCAGTGTAGCAGCTTTGACCTGATCCGCTGCGGAGGCTTGGATCAAACGATTCAGTGCGCGATAGGTGAACGCTCTTTTCAACCGGGTCGTTGGTCCATGGGCCGCGATTGCTTCAGCGCGGGGCAGTGCCTTGTTCATTTCAAACGTGGCCGGTTCCCAAAGATCAAAGCGGCACTTTCTACCTTTCAAAGAGCGTATGCTACCACTCGATCTTGGGTCGTCCAGTTTCTGCTGCACGCCCTTGGTCAGCATTTTAACAAACGGGACGCGACTATGGTATTGATCTATTAATGCTTTTGCCGGACCCTCTTCCATGCCCAGTTCGACGCACATCTTCTTAACCCCCATTCCGTACATGAGGCCCAAATTCAGTGTCTTGGCCGCCTTGCGGGGAATCTCCGCCATGGTGGCTACGAGAGAATGAAAATCAGCGTCAGGGTTATTCTTGTACTCTTCGGCAAACTCATCGGCTCCGGGCATCGGCTTGTTTTGAAAGTCTCCGTACACCTTGGCGTAATGAGTAAGGATGCGCGGCTCTTGCTGACTGAAGTCTATGCTGCACCAATACTTTTTGTCGGGCAAAAACAAACTGCGAATCATTGGCCCGAACTCGGGATGCCGCGACGGAATCTGTTGAGGGTTGGGGTTGTTCATGGAAATTCTTCCCGAGACAGTACCCCCCTGATCCGAACGGACGGCATTTATATGACTATGAATCCTCCCCTTGTGGACATAGCGTAAAATCGATTCGATAAAAGTGCCTTGCATCTTGTTTAAATCCCTAGCCTCAACGATTAGCTTGGCAAGATCCGAAGGGTGGTCGTTTAAGAAGTTTTTAGTGAAACTGGGCGCACCCTTTTCCGTCTTTGGATACTCAAGCCCTTGGATATCGAAGGCTTTGGCAATACTGGCTCCTGCCCAAATTTCTACAGGAAGCCCCGCTAAACTGTGCAACCTTTTTATCGTTTGCTTTTCTCGCTTTATAAGTTCCTGCTTGGTCCGTTCGGCACGATCCAGGTCTACTCGCATCCCGTTCATGGTCATGTCTACCCAACAGGGTAGCAAAGCCGTTTCCAACTCCCAGATTTCCCAGAGGTCTTCACGGTTGAGCAGTATTTTAAAGTGATGCCAAAGCTCTAAGGTAATCTCGGCATCGACCTCGCCGTAAGGCCCAACGTACATCGCGGGTAATTTGTACATTTCACCCTTGGGGTCCACGCCAAACTCCCTAGCCGCCTCGACCAGCGTCTTCTCTGACTTGGTTTTGCCAAGGTACTCGTAACACAACGCGTTCAAAGAGTAGCTAAAGCGATTCTCGTCGATCAGCGCAGCGGTCATCATGGTATCGATAATCCGCCCTTTAACCTCGAAGCCCATGGCTTTTATCCAACCGAGGTCATACTGCGCGTTGTGCATGATTTTGTCCGCAGAGCACTCAAAAACCTTCTTTAACCACTTGTTTAAGATACGTTTGTCCAAGTTGCCGCCGCCTACNTGAGCTACGGGGAANTAGCCTTTCCATCCGGCTATGGCAATACCGTAACCGACCACCTCGCCTTTGCCGGTAGGCCATCCTGGTCCACGTTCTTTGAGATGCGGGTCGCGGGTTTCGACATCGATAGCGATTTCATCAGCTTCCCAGACGTCAGGGAAAGGGTGCTCCGGTGGTAACCAATCCGATTTTGGCGGGAACATCGCCATTTGAAGCTTAGTGCTCACGGGGCTTGCCGTTTAATTTTTCAGGTGCAAGCACCGTCTCTCGTAAAATGGCAATCTCAAAATGCTTACACGTTTCGCAATACCAACCTACTCGTTTGCGATCCTCCATGTTCAATACCTCTCCCGCTTCTGCTTGGCACTTGGGACATTTTATGACGGACATCTCGTCTTGTTTCATATGATATAAGCCCTATCGTAATTCTCTGGTTCAACAATAAATAAATTCTGTTTGGTTCGGGTTACCGCAACGTAAAAAACCCGATGGATATCTTGTGGATGAGCCCCTCGCACACTGCTTTGAATGGCGGAACTGGTCAAATCGGTAAAGAGTACTACATTCTCAGACTCTCCGCCTTTTGTGCCGTGGATGGTGGACAATTTGATGCGAGGCTTGGCATTAAACTTCTCGCCCCTGCGCAGCAAAGCGGTAATGTAGGCTCGTTCCCTGTCGGGTATCCGGTCTAAAGCTTCTGACCAGATCATGTCTTTAGTCGCTAGAAGGCCGTGCTCGTTTTTGAGGGTGTCAAAAGTAAACGTCTCCCCGGTCAAAGTCTTCTTGCCCCGAGCAATCCGCACCCCATTGCCGCTCATGTAGGTGTACAGCGTTTTGGCGCTGGTTAAATCCACCGTGCCGCCCTTACAAAGGTGATGCCAAGTGTTAACGCCGGTAGAGAGCTTGTCTGAAATGGACCTTGAGCCGTTGCGCTCGTACAGGTAGCCCATCATTTTAAAATGCAAAGATACGTCAGACAGCATGAAGTTGGCTTGGGCCATGATCAGCCATTCGCCTTCACTGAAATCTAACTCGTACAAATCGTTGATGGTGCGCACCGTGCCTTCCTCGTCTCTAGGCAGATACTCTTTGGGGAAGCGTTGCCCTCCCTCGGTTTCTACCCGCTTAATTATACGGTTAGCAATGCGGTGTACAGATCGGGGAATGCGATACGATTGTTTAAGCACGTCGCTGCCACAGTCTAGGTTGATAAGCGTCTCAGCATTTGCGCCAGCCCAGCGGAAGATGCTTTGATCGTCGTCACCGGCTATGTACATTTTCTTACTGTGCCGATCTAACCCATAGGCAATGTCCCATTGCAAAGGGGATAAATCCTGCGCTTCATCTAAAAAACAAAGCTTAAACTCAGGGGTCATTCGATCAATGTTTTGAGCAAACAACACCAGCATATCAGTGTAGTCCAGTAACCCCTTGATCTCTTTATACTTTTGATAGCCCCGCGCCACGTAGTCCACTTCATGCCAGGTATATTCCATCGTGGTGTCATTGTACTCAGCGTCGAGCGGTCTTTTTTTAAGCTTGGATAAGTTGATAATGTTGAGGATAGGGTTTTCTTGGTAATGGGTTTGAGCGTCCTCAAAGTCGGTGCGCGAGGACACCATCATCATAAAGCCTAGTTCTTTCCCCAACTCCTCGTAATTCTTTTGCTGCATTAGGTTTTCCGGCTTAATGTTCAGGAGCCGAAAAGCAAGCGAGTGGATGGTGCGAAAGAAGTAGAGGTCTGTCTTAGGGTTAAGATCAAACCGAGCACTGGCCCGTTCTTTGGCCTCGTTAGCCGCCTTGCGAGTGAAAGCAAAGAAAGCAATCTCTTGCGGGGCTATGCCCTCTTCCAAAGCTTTGTCCACCATGTCGAGTAGAGTAGTGGTCTTGCCTGTACCGGGAGGCCCGAAAATCTTAAACATCCTTGTTGACGTTCCTTATACCGCGAAAGCCGTAGCCCTTATCGTTAGACACGCCTTTGGGTATCTTCCTTATTTCCCCACCTTTTGCTAGGTACTTGGCTATGTCGGCAGCCAACTTATCCCTAAGTTTTTCATGGCTAGTCATTAAAACGGGGTCCTATCGCCAATTGATCCTAGTGAAGCGGTGGCAACTCCGCCGTGATGCGTTTCGTAAGCAGGGATTACCCATACCCGTGTGGCTTTGCCCTTAATCTTCAAGCTTGTCGCGTTACCGTTGATGTCGCGCAATCGCTGCGCAATCTTATGAGACTTGTATTCAAAGAATTTGTTCTTGCGTAGGTAAGCCTCGAAATCTTTCAACCGAAAGTAAACGAGGTCGTTTTCGTCATCGGTCCATGGGCGACGGAGGAGGATTTCTTCTCGACTCTCCGCCTTCTGCATAGCCGTGCAAAACTCTTCAAGAAACTCGTAAAACTGTCCTTGTATGCTGGCGTCCTCGGATACTTCTACAATACTGCCGTCCGTTTCGCTCATGTCGGTTAACAACTGATTTATACGCGCTTCCCAAGTAGGTTTAGGCATCGTGCGGGGCATAAAGTTCAATTGTTCTACGCAAGAGCGTTGAAAAGCGGCTTGCATCATAAGGCCCTCCGTATCAAGCTCCAGAGGCGTCCCATTGACGTCTAAGAACCACACCGGGGGATTACTATTGTACTTGCGAAGGTTCGCTATCTCGGCTCCTGCGACCCCTACTTCGATGCCAAACTTCCGAGTCCGGCACACGTCCGAGTTACAGTAAGAGTTAATCGGGGCATCCTTGCATTTGTAAGTGTAATCCTTCTTCTGCAATTGTTTGGCTACCAGGTTAACTTCGGTCAAGGGTAGCGGCGGGACTAGATACTTGGCGTTGTACACCAAGATTTCGGATTCCCATGAATCGGGGTACGCTTTGCGCAGATACACGCCGATGTTGAAGAGGCCATTGTTNCGNCCGCCTTCTGAAATTTGTTGTTTGCATAAAGTCTGTAAACACGGAGGGCCGTCTTTGACAGGCGTGTCCGGATCATCTTCTATCGTGAGGGACTGAACCTGTTCAGGGGTTTGCACATATTGTTTATGCAATTCAAAAAACTCTGCCAGCGTTGCCGATTGTCCATCGTCTTTGATGGGGTAACGCAACCCCTCTTCGGCGTCAAAGAGCGGCATATTAAGGAAATTCCCGACATCTCCGCGCTCTAAAAACAGCTTCACCTGTTTGGGAAATATCTCACAATCGCCATATCCAAGCGCCGCAGCTATGTGCTGAAGCACCTCCTGCATGGCTTTAGCGGCAATCCAATCGGTAGTAAAGAGAAACAGGTGTGCTCCGCCCGACTTGCTTCGACAGACCACCAGAGGCAGCTTCATGCGTCGAATCTTGTCGAGGACAGCTTTATGATCTAACGGATACTGGTCAACGTCGATACAACCCCACTTACAGGAGTTGTCCTCGTTGATTGGAATAACCCCAATCGAATCGCCTTTGCCAGAAAGATGACCCTCCCAGTGAGAGAGGGTCCGAGGTTCTTTCACGACCGAGGCTTTCCCTGCCTGTTTTCCGTTTGTTTTGGTGCGGTCAATTTTGTACGTGCCATAAGCAAGCTTTAGGCCATCAAAGATCTCCGCAAATCGCTTTGCGTCTGACATGACCTAAAACGGGATATCAGAATCATTAATCGATTCTCCTTCTGATTCTTGCTCATGCTTAACTTCGACATTCCCTGCGGCAATGGCGTTGCGAAACATCTTGGCAGTAGCGTAAATGTTCATCTCGTTGTCGTCTTCCATGTTCAGCATACGATCTAAAGAGATACTCCAGCCATGCCACTTACCATAGTCATTTTCTTCAGGGACAATTTTGAAGTTATAGATGTAGGCAAAACGGGGCGGATTAAACGGCCCTTTGGCTCCAATCAAAACCTGCGACATCACCATTGTGTTTAACGCCTTAGATTTTTTAAGCTGCGTAGATTTCATGCTAATTATCGCGCTGCTTGCTTGCATTGTTTCAGGATCAAGCACTAAACAATAATGTTGGTGATTATATTCAATGTAATTGCCGCCGCCGTCCACTATTACATCTTTATTGTTACTGTTCCGTTCAGTTTTGGGACACTCTTTTTCGGATTTAAAAATGTTGATGGGACCGTTTGTTTTGCCACGTTCCTCGGGCCATTCAAGCCATGCTGGCTCAAAGTAAACGGGCACGATCTTCAAAGGCTTATCTTTTTTGTACACAGCGAGAGTCACGTTGTTCCAGACGTCTCCTTTAATTATCCCTAGGCTTTCATCATTATCATTGGCAATTTTAAGAAAAGGGATCTTTTGATCTTCAGCCCTCATACTTTCTTTAAACTGACTGCTATCGTCCTCAAAAGTCGAAACGGTTGACGGGAGATTACTCTCAGTCTTTGCTTCTACTTGTCCTACTTCTACTTTTGCTGCGTCTGCTTTAGCCATTTTTAGCTCCTTTTATTGTCGCACGTTGGCCTATGTAGGCCCCAAATAAATCCATTGGAAAATCGTCCCCCGCTTCGACCCGCTCTCTGACAAAAGCCTTGAGCGTGCTAGGGTGGACGTCTCGTTTTTGTGTCACCGGAAGGCCCTGCGATTCTGCTAACTTTACAAAATCAACCGCCCTATCATCTTCGCCACGACCAAACTGACAGGAAGTGACGTTCTTGATGATGTCGTCATGTCCGTTAGTTTTGAGCCAAGCAAAAGCTGCATCTCGGCTATCGACTTTGATGTGCGCCCCGTAGGTAGTTCGTAGCTCTACCTTTGAGCCGTCTTCAAGAGTAAAGTCTCGGACGCCAAGTTCTAAGATTAGGTTAGGAAGGTCTTCGTCGGTGAGTTTTAAAAGCTCTGCTTTCGCCTTTTTTGCAAGCAATTCAAGGTTTTGCAGTTCTTCTTCTTTTTGCCGCACAGCCCGAGCGATCTCAGCAACTGTGCGCAGCCCATCTGTATTCAGAGACTCAATATCGGAACCTTGGGCATCAGATTCCAGCTCATCAAAAAAATCATTCATTTCATTCTCCGTGTTTAAAGTACCTGTTGGGCACTTGGAACGCACATAATATTCGTATATTATCGCGTATGCAAGGAGAAAATTAATGACTTATGAATTTAAACTAGAGCCTTATGCTCACCAGAAAGAAATCTTCGAGACGACTTGGCAAAAGCAGTGGTACGCCTTCTTTTTAGAAATGGGTACGGGCAAATCGAAGATTGCAATCGACACCATGGGTTCGCTTTTTGAAAACGGTGACATCGATACAGCACTTATAATAGCGCCCAAAGGGGTTTATGACAACTGGGTTAAAAAAGAAATTCCTGCCCATCTGCCAGATCGAATTAAAACAAACATTGTGCGTTGGAATCCGGCTTTTACAAAGGGGTTCAGAGCAAGCATGAACAAGCTGGCTGTCCCAGAGGAGCGTGAGCCGGGGACCTTGAGCGTCCTGGTGATGAACGTGGAAGCCTTGAGCACGGCCAAAGGTTCTCAGAGCGCAGCGTACTATCTGCACTTAAACCCAAACAATCTAGTGATTGTTGATGAAAGCACCACGATTAAAAACCACAGTGCCAAAAGAACCAAGACGGCTTTGAAACTGGCGCGGCAGTCTAAGTATCGCCGCATCCTGACCGGTAGCCCCATCACCAAAGACCCGATGGATCTTTTTGCGCAATGTGATTTCTTATCGCCTAACGCACTGGGGTTCAAGTCCTATTACAGCTTTCGGGCTAGGTATGCGGTTTTGATGAAGCAGCATAAGAAGGGCGGTGGTCACTTCCCCATGGTCGTGGGCTTTCGTAACCTAGAAGAATTGGGCAAGAAGTTAGAGAACTTTAGTTCTAGGGTGCTCAAGAAGGACTGC